CGATTTCGCTGGTATCTACGCGGGTCTAGGTCTAGACGCTATTGGTGAGAAGTATTGCACCACTGACGCCTGTGAAATCAAGTTGATTGTGGAGAACCAGAAATAATTGGTAGTAATCAGTAGCGTCTACACAAAGACTGGCGACCAAGGAACTACTTCTCTCGGAGACGGGAGTCGTACTTCTAAGAACGATGCCAGACTTGAAGCGTTCTCAACCGTGGATGAGGCTAACTCCAGTATTGGGGTTGCCTTGTCTATGGATATTGATTCAGATATCAAGGAAATCCTGCTCCGTATTCAAAACGATATGTTTGATGTCGGGGCAGACCTTTGTACTCCAGTTATTGATGACCCTAAATACCCACCGCTAAGAGTTACGGAAGAGCAGGTTACTCGTCTAGAGAACCTAATCGACCAGTACAACGAACCTCTAAGTGTTCTAAGAACCTTTGTTCTTCCTAGCGGAACTCCACTGGCAGCGCAACTTCATGTAGCCAGAACGGTGGTCCGTAGAGCAGAGCGTCAAACTTGGAACGCTATCCACTCATTTGGTGAGGGAGTAAACATTACTACTGCCAAGTATCTGAACCGTTTGTCTGACCTATTATTCGTATTGTCCCGCCACGCTAACCGCGAGATTGGCGATGTGCTTTGGGTTCCAGGAGCAAATCGTGAGAAATAAAAACATAAGCATCCTTATTTCCTTAGGGATTATCCTCGCTGGGTCTTGGTTTGTCGCTTCTTCTACAGCAGATAAGAAATGCGTAGATGTCTATGTCGACTACGGTGTGTTGGACTCTAATGCGGTGTCCACTAAGTGTGTAGAAGTCAGTGGTCAAGTAAACGGACTAGAGGTTCTAAACAAGGCTGGGCTATCAATTGAAGGTACTGGCAAGTACGGTCTACAGATTGTATGCCGTGTCAACTCTCTGCCTAGTGCTACAAGACCTATCGGCATCAAAGACCACGAAGATTATGTAGAGACTTGCGCTGAGATGCCAGCGTCTTTTGCTTACTGGGCTGTCATTGTTAAAAAGGGAGCGTTGCCTTGGGGCTGGGCTGACACAGGTATCGACAAGGTAATGCTAGAAGACGGGGACTCAGTTGGTCTAGTGTTTGCCGACAACGAGAATGTGAAGTTCCCAGAGTGATTGTAAAAAACAAACAAGATGATTTAGTTTTTAATTCAATCATCGAATCTAATTTCAAAAAACAAGAAACTAAATCTGTATCCAGAATTGCGGTTGAGGTGCTAATCCAACTCACGGGGTTCTGGCTACTAACCAACTTAGCCATCTATGTGTGGCGTATTTGTACTGGATGCTAGAGAAAGAAAATAATGAGCGTAATTGTTTACAGCAATCCCAACTGCCAAGCGTGCGAGCAGACCAAGCGGTTCCTAACCGTCAAGGGCATCGAGTTTGAAGCGAAGATGATTCAGGACAGCCCTGAGGTCTTCTCTCTTATCGAGGAAAAGGGCTATGCCTCTGCTCCAGTAGTTGTAGTTGGAGACGACAGTTGGTCTGGATTCCGTCTAGACAAACTGAACACATTGGTACATCAGGACTAACAATGACTTATGAGTATGTGTGTGCCGAGTGTGGTACCCCCTACAACGAAACTCGTGGAATCAACGAGGAGCAGAAGCAGCAGACTTGCGCTGCTGAGGGTTGCGAAGGTAAACTGAAGCGAGTGTTCTCAGCACCACCTATTCAGTTCAAAGGCACAGGCTTTAGTTCTAATAGGGGATAACTAAAAAGAAAGTTGTAAAGTGTCAGTCCCAGATTTTGATTTCGGATTACCGTTCCTGAGCGATGAGATTGGCACCCCTGTTTGTGCTGAAACAGACCCTGAGTTGTTCTTCCCTCAGGATGTTGAAGGTCATAAAAAGCCCAGTTACTACGACGAACGAGGGGCTAAGAAAATATGTGGTGTGTGCGAGTATCGAGTAGACTGCCTGATTTTTGCTCTAAAGCACAATGAAATTGGTATTTGGGGAGGCACTACCGAGGGACAGAGAAAACTAATGAGAAAACAGGCGAAAATAAAGGGGCTCTCTGCCGAAGAAATAGCAATCCAAATTCCGAGGTAAAATAGAAGTACCCCTTGGGAGAGAGGTCTATTAACTAACATCTACCCAGGGAGAAACCTTGAATATTCTAAAAACAATCCTCAAGAGAACTATTGCTCTTGTAATCCTCAAAGTCAGTGCTGTTCTTGCTGCTGGTTCTATCGGTGGCGTTGAACTCTGGCAGTCAGCCCTAATCGCCGCTTTCGTTGGAATTATGGAAGTTGCTGAGTCTCTAGCCCGTGCTTATGTTGTAGACGGTGTACTAGACGAAGACGAAATCAACATTGCGTTTGCATCATCTGCTGAGGCAGAAGTTGCTCGTGGTAAAAAGTCTGCCTCGGAGTAAAAGTCTGCTAGTATTTCCTTACAACTAGGAGTACGACCAAGTTGCCATAACTAAATAGAAAACCCCCTAGTTAGCGCCAGGGGGTTTTCATTTTTAAGACTTCTAAGCCTTTTTGATTTTGGTCCGTGCCACTCCGTAGTAGAGAGGGTTGGAAGAACTCAAGCCAAGAGCCTTAGCAATCTTGGTCAGAGAGATTCCGTTGTCTTCGTACTCGTGGCGAAGAGCCTCGTGATAATCTTCAACGCTCTGCTCTTTAGCAATCTTGATTCTTGCTACTGCTTCGGCTAGTTGCTCTGGAGTAGCCTTGCTACGAACACGCTTAGTCGCTGGTGAAATCTCGGCGGTGGTAACGCGACGACGAACGCCAGCGTATGTGACGCCAACTGCCTGAGCAATGGCAATGAGTGAGCCACCTTGGTTGTAGTACTCGACTAGGAGTCGGGTGTACTCGCGACTAGCATCGTGCTGTGGCGACTTGGTGTTCCTAGACCCGTATGCCTGTCGTGCTAGTGGCAGTAGGTCAATCAGAAGTGGAGCGTAAACTTCTACTAACTGGTTGTTCTTCATCTGTTGTTTCCTTTTGTATTTGTCATTTGGTTGAAACCTTTATACCTGATTATAGACATAAGTTTTATTAGATAGCAAATCAATACAATAAGCCCACAGCGAACATATTGTGATACCATTTATAAGCAATCATCTAGAGTGAGGAAGAAATGGCAAAGGGTAGTGGTGGCGGAAAGCCAGCAGCAAAAGGCAACAATGACAACAGACTGAGTTCAAAGAAAAAGGCGTACAAAAAGCGCCCTAAGGTTTGGGACCCAGAAAAGCGTCGCCTAGTTACCAAAACTAACTAAGTGTGCTATTCTTTCTTTACAACTAAATAGAGACAAATGGGGATGACTGGTTTCGACTGGCATCTGAAGTTTGGTGAAGCACGCAGAGATGGCGGTATCTCTTGAACCCGCTAAAAAATATAAATGCTGAATCTCGTTCCGCATTCGCTCTAGCAGCCTGATAGTTGCTTGAAGCCCCTAGAAAAGCAGTAGTTCTCGCTGGGCATCTAGGTCTCAAATAAAGAGAACACGCAATACCCGCAGTACCCCGCAGTACCGTGGCTGGTAAAGCCTAAGCGTGTAGAAGAACAAACAGACTATGTTAGGACCGGGGTTCGATTCCCCGCATCTCCACCAATGCCCTATGGCGCAATTGGCAGCGCAAGGAACTGTTAATTCCGAGGTTCCTGGTTCGAGTCCAGGTGGGGCAGCAAAGGTAGTTGACAATGTCAGTGGCATTGTGTACCATCAAAGAGTTATAACTTCAAAGTGCAATTAGTTAGGCAGTCCCTAGCGACCCACCTAGTAAAGAATCCGTGAGATGAAGCCAAAGTCTGTTTACAGACCGCGTCAGTAATCAACACCCTAGTAAAGAAAAGTACAAGCAGCGACTCAGGTCACGACTGGATTTGTAGTTATGATGGTCTATGATTATTGTTATAAGTAATCGGCTTTACTGGATAGTAAAGACGACCTCTCAACTGAAAAGGCGAGGGCGGGTTGTCTGTCAAGGCAGACACTGGGTTCAAGACCCAGCAATCCACAAACAGAGTGGCGACGGTTGCTCTGGAGTATGGCAGAATCGCTCCCACCGCCAGTGGGGGAGAAATGCAGTCTCGGCTCTTAGCGGAGTGGTTTAGCGACCAAACGGGATGTCTGCTCAAAGCGGTACACAGAGAACCGCTGGCTAGGCAGTAGTGGTAAAATGCAATCCACTTACTCACCACCACTCCACGCTGGAGCCTCATCAGGCAAGAGCAATCTGGAGTGGTACCCGCGTGTGTATTTCAACGGTAGAATCTCAGTTTTCCGAACTGGGGGTGTAGGTTCAATTCCTGCTACACGCTCTAAGCCCCGCTCCCTACCTCTCTGGGAGTGGGGCTTTTACTTTTAAGTGTCGAGTGATACTATGTATAGATGTTCACAGTGAAAATGACAAAAGATGAAATCCGACGATGCGCGAATATGGCGACTGAACTCTGGCTTGAGAAGTTCGGCAGTGAAGACCGCCCTAACTATGCTGAGGGGAAGAAGAACGGTTCGCTTCAACACGACCTAACCTCTAACACCAGAACAATCACCGCGGAGATGGCTGTCTCTAAAGCGACAAATACTTCGCTCAACTATCCTGTCTACGCTAACTACCTACACCCGCACCGAAAGCACTTGGCTGATGTGGGTGGCAATATGGAAGTCCGCACTGTCCGCACCCGTGGAGAAGTCCCTATCTGGAGAAAAGATGCTGGCAAGGCAATTGTGGGCTGTTATGTTCCAGACGAGCAGTTCTTCTCCGAGGTAGAGATTTATGGCTGGGTCATGGCAGATGATGTCATCGGGAAAGAAGAGTTTGCTGACCCGTCTATTGGTGGCTGGCGGTATCCACTTGACCGACTTACCCCCTTTCCAGAGCCTACGCACCTAAGAGATGTATAAACTTAGGTTTAGGTTTATACCAGAGTTCTGTACGAAAAACGATACATTATTATATAACTTTTGATACAAGGAGATGAAATGAATACATTGGGTTGGTTATCTATCGCTTACTTTGGCTTATTCATACTGATAAACGGTATTGGTATAATGTATATAAAGAAATGTACTAATCCCACAGAAAAAGCAATTCAAGCGAAATTGGAAAGAAAATGGAAGAAAAGAAGTTTGCGGAAAAACTCTTAGCCAGCCTAGGCTACAAATCTCAGGTATTCGCCGAGACGGTGGGTAGAGCCTTGAACCACAAAAGCGAGTTCGTCGACGGTCCTATGGATAAGTACGAATACAAAGAATTGGCTGTGTCTTGGAAGAGGGTGGGGATTACTGAAGAGCGAGAGGCTATTCGTGAAATCATCAAGACTGAGTTACTATGGAAGAACCAAGATGAGGGATTTATAGGTGCTCTTCGTTGGGTGCTAAATGAATTGGAGGAGAGAGATGCTAGAGACGCTATTGAAGAGAATGGCAACCAGTCGGGCGTTTAGGTGGTTCACCAATCCTGCTTATGAGCAAGGTTGGGAAGACGGAGTTGGGACTGGCTACAAGTTAGCCGAGAGATTAGCCACGCTTGTAGGAACTAATGCAGAGCGTGAGCGTGTCCTAGAGATATTGACTAACGAGCGTGCCAGACTTCTTACTATTGAAGAAAGCCAGTGGGAGGGCTACTGCGCTGACACGATAGAGCAGATTGACCTGCTTATGCTTGCTGTAGGAAGTAGAGAAGAACTGTGATTAGTCCCCGATGGTGTAATGGCAACACTCCGACCTTTGGAGTCGGCTTTCTAGGTTCGAGTCCTGGTCGGGGAGCAGAGCGATGAGCGGATATCAACCACACTTTGACACAGACCTAGAGCGTGGCAAGGTGGGCGAAGATTTACTGAACACCTTTCTGGCTGACTTGGCAGGAAACAAGTTTGAGGTCAAGACTGACTATCGTGCTTGGGAGACTGGCAACTTCTACATAGAGACTAGGCAGTATCGCGACCCAAGCAGGGTTGATGAAAAACTTTCTGGAATCAATGTTACACAGGCTGAGT